TCAATTCCGTGGCTATGACGGCAATAACGAACTTGACCACAGACGGGTTGTACGTTATCTGGTGAATGATCTGGATCGCTTCGAATCGATGAAAGATGTCGCTACTTTGAACTCGCACTGCCCAGTAGTCGAAATGTACGCGCGGATGTATGAAGTGTTTGAACCGATACGAGCTCAACTCATAAACCGTCTGATGGGGCCGGATGAAATTGTTGCCGTATTACAGGCTGCAGTTCATCCAAGTAACCGCTGAAATCGAAAAGCGTCATGCCCACCTTTAAGTGGGCATGTCGTTAGTTCTCACGAAATCCAAGCATCTTTGACACTATGCCAGCCATGCTCTTGGTGTCCTTCGGTATCCATCTCCCGTAATGTTTTCGCACCATGGTTGTATCGGCGTGCCCCAGTTGCCTGGCCACCCATTCGACCGGAACGTAACTCGACAGCATCTGGCTTGCAAACGTGTGGCGGCATTGGTTGGCGCCTCGGTGGCGGACCTCTGCTTTTTTCAGATGGGCGGTGAACCAGTTACTCAATGTCTTGCCGTTCCAGAGCAAACCGCTGGTCGAGCTGCGGAAGAGGAACCTGACTCTCATCTTCTTGGACGTGATGTTGTCGCGTTGTATAACGGTGATCTCTTCGGCTACTGCTTCCTTCGCGTCGGCAACTATCTCTCGCATCAGTTCGAGGGCTGGGTCTATGAGTTCGATGGCTCGGACCCTGGAGCGCTCTTTGGGGACTTTGAATTCTCCGACGACCAATGCGCGGCGGATGTGTACTAGGCCGGCTTCAAGATCTACATCTTCAACGGCGAGCCCGATGAGTTCGGAAAGGGACAATCCGGCCCAGCAGTTGAACTCAATCATTCGGGTATCAGGTCGCCGGTCGGGATCTGCTTTGCCAATCGACTCAATCTCGTTGCGACTGAAGGGGTCGGCATGCTCCAGGTCGACGTCCGATCCGACGTTTCTGATCCTATCGAGCGGATTGGCTTTCAGGATGCCGTCACCAAACGCGTCAGCCCAGACACCGCGCACGACGGTGAAGATGTCATTTACCGTCTTTGGAGCCAGCCCTTGCTTGAGCAACTGCGCCTGGAACAGCTCGATGTCGCTTTTGCTGATGTCGACGATTCGGCGTTTGCCGAACTTGTTCTCAACGTGCACGGCCTTGCTCACGTAGTTGACCACCGTGCTTGATGCTTTGAGGGCGCGCTGAACCTCCAGCCACCGGTCAATGCCTTCCTTCACTGTGCGCTTGAGTGACGGGCCGCCTGTGCCCGTGAACATGGCTGCCCTGGGCGAGTTCGGAAAGTGGGCCGCATAATCGAAGCGGCCCTCCTTGATTTCCGCGAGAATGGTACGTCGTTTGTTGTCGGCGTAGGCGATCGCGGCCTTGTTTACCTTCGAGATCCCTTCCAGGGGTTCCCGGCACCGTTGACCGTTGAAGATGAACCAGATGCGGAGTTGCTTGCCGTTCATCTCCACGCCAGTTGGCATCTTGTCGATCATGGCTTTCCTTCCATCCAGCGCTCAATGGCCTCGCGGTTGTAGACGATCACGTTAGCTGGGTCGTAACGCCAGTGCTTGCCCTCAAGCCACAGACCGCGGGAACGGTACTTGCGAACCGCTTCGGTGCTTAGGCCGAAGACTGGGTACAGCAGATCCTGGCGAAACCAGGCGCCGGGGGTGATGTTGAAGTCGAGTTTTTCTGCTGCGCTCATGCTGCCTCCCGTGTTTTCACGGTTTCTTTCTGAGTATTCATTGATGCACCTCTCCTCTTACATCCGAAACGAATGATGAGCGCGCGACGGCAGTAGCTTCTGCTCTGCGGGTTGTGCACCGTCGGATTGGGTCTCACACACGAATCTGTGTCGTTTCCGGTTGGGCGCAGTCAGCGCCTTGGTCAGATCAGGCAAAGCGTCAATGCATTGCTCGTAGGCGTGAGGTCCCTTCCAGCTATCAGCCTTCACCACCTGGCAATCTGTACGGGTTGCGTCCGTGCACAGGTACAGCAGAAGGAAAACGGTCATACGCCAACCTCCTGCTGGGCCACACTCAGCGCAATCGCCACCGGCTGCACCCAAACCGAAATGTTGCTGAGCATGAACGTCTCTCCTGCCTCGGAAAGCAGCAGCGTCGTGCCGAACACATCCGCCATTGCCCGTGCCGCTGCGCGTGGTACGGCGTTGCCAATCCGCTCCCGGTGCTGGCCGTCGTTGATTCCGTCCAGACGGAAGACTCCCGCCTGTTCAATCTTGCGAACGCGCTGCATGCGCTCGATCTCATGAGCGGTCTGTGGATCTGCTGACCAGTGATCTTCTGGGTCGAACAGTGATTGCAGCGCGGCCAACTCCAGCGTGGTGAACGGCCGGTGCCAGGTCCCGTCGAGGCTGGTGATCATGCAGGTCAGCCGATCGTTGTGCGCCGGCATGCGCTGATCGGCAACTGACCAGCGGCCGTTATCGTGGCAAGCACTGGCAGATACGGCGCCGGCCGGTGCGCTGTATTCGACCACGCCGTAATGCCCGCCAGTCAGGTACGCATCGCCCTTGCTGTGCGACATTCCTGGGCGAGGATCTGCGATCGATAACGCGCCGCTGGCCACCTGTTGCGAGCCAGTCACGGTCTTGGCGCTCTCGCACCAGGGCGTGATCCGCAACTTTTGCGTGCTGGCATTCGGGTGCCATGTTTTATAGGCGGGATCTGCCACGGCGAAAGCGCCTTGCCCGGTGGTGCTGCCGGCGATGACGGTGCCGGCCGGCTTGCTGTAGTCGGTGACCAGGTACTTGCCGAAACCCTTGGACGGTTGCCGAGGGTCGGCCACGGCCTGCCCGCCAGAGCTCTGCCCGTGTCCTGCAGTGACAGTGCCGGCGGTTTGGTCATTGCGTACCACGCGGAACACATTATTGTGGCGCTCGCCGGTCATGCGCGGGTCAGCAACGCTGAACGTCCCTTGCCCCGGGCTGCGCTGACCGGTTACGACACCGCAGTGGCGGTCATAGGGCAGTACGCCGAATTGGGTGTACTCGAATTTGTTGGTGGGTCGCGGATCTGCCACGGAAAACTTGCCGTTCATTGGGCGGCTCGCACCTGCAACAACCCCGGCTGCATCGTCCCAATCGACAACCCCGAGTACGCCGTTGTGGTAGTCAGGCACGATCACAAAGTCGCGCAGGTGCCCGTCCTCGATCGCAAACCGGCTCAGGCTGCGCCAATCCTTCCCGGCCTCGACCAAGGCCAGGCGTACCCATGTTTTCCACTGCAACGCCGGCACGCGGTGCATCGGCCCAGCCTGATCTATATCGCCTGCCAGGGGCATGCGGCTCAGCACGTCACCGACGGCACGCAGGCTGCGTTTCTCTGGTTCGTACAGGAACGCCGGCACCTTCTCGACGTGCCTGGCCACCAGCAAGAAGCGCTTACGGCTCTGGGCCAACCCGCCAATTTCGCCACAGTCGTGGGTGGTTTCAGCCACCGCGTAGCCGTAGTGCCTTAGTAGCTTGGTGATCTGGTCCAGCAAGTACCGGCCACGAGTGGCCAAGCGCGGTACGTTTTCGAACACGATCAGCGACACCGGGTTGTGCTTCCAGGCTTCGCACATCAGCCATACGCAACGCAACGTCAGCTCATTGAGCGCCCGGTATTTGGGCGTCTGGCTCATGGTCTCGGACAAAAGGCCCGAGGCACCCTTGCAGGGACTGCTGATGAACACTGCATCCGGATCTTCGTTGCCGGCAGCGCGGCGCAGATCCTCGGCGGTGGCTTCCTTCCAACCGGCGGGAGGCTGCTGGCCGTGGAACGCCGTGAATTGCTCGCGTGTGAACAGGTCCATCAGCGTGCCAGGTACGCCGGTCATCATTTGGAAATCGCGTAACCCGGCGGGGTCGACGTCGACGCCACCCAGGCAGCGCCATTCAGCTTGCACAGGTCCCAGGACCGGTTTGGAGTCGCTGAAACCAGCAGCGCCGCTGCCGAGGCCGCAGCAAAGATGGAAGTGGGTGAGGGTGCGCTTAAGCATGGGATGCCTCCCGCGCGGCAAAGCAGCAATTCCCCGAAACGTGCATATACCCCACGACAGGCTGCGCAGTCGGGCGTCCCGAAGCGGTAAGCGTTGCATCATTGACCGCTGCCCCGCGCAGCTTTTCGTGGGGTATACGTGCCTCGGCAGTGGCGCTTGAAGGAGCAATAATGCCTGCTGCTGCGCAGCAGAGACTGTTTGTTTCTGGCGTGTCGACACCACTGGTGCTGCGGAGCAAAGCGGGCAGGGCGCTGGTGTTTTCCTGTTGGTTCTTCATGCCGCTTTCCTCCTATGTTCGACAGCGAGTTGGTCCATCAGGCGCTGGTGGTAGGTGAGTCGGGCTTCTGCGGCAGGCCATGGACGGATGATTTCGGCCATAGGTTGTATGCCGACCAAACAATCCCAGATAGCCGGGTCGGTTGGCATGAGGTCGCGGCGTTCGGTGGCCAGCGCAATCAAGTCGGCCTGGTGAACGCATGCAGGAAGTTCTGCAGCAATGTCGAAGCGCTGGCACACGCGTTGCCATACCCAGTCTTCAAAGTCCTGGTATGCATGTATCCACTGTTTAAGTGGCTTGGTCATGTCGCCCAGGTACGCCTCTGGCGCGTCGTGGAGTAAGGCCGCGAGCTTGTGTTCTTCTGGCACCAGCTCGGCGACGATGCAGCTGTGTTGCGCCACGCTGTAGAACTCGCGGGTGTGACCGTTGAAGCGGCAGAGGTGTGCCAGTGAGTGGGAAATATCCCGTGGGTCGATCATGTCGGCGTCAGGTTCGAACAGGTCAAAACGTTTGCCGGTGTGGGTGAGGATCCAGTTCATGCGGCCTCCTTCACGAGATCAGCCAGCAGCAGGGCGTTGTCAGCTGCCTTATGCAATTCGCGGAGAGCGTCGTAACCGATCAGCGCTTTCAGTTGCCGGTCGAACTCTTTGTTATGGCGAGTCATTGCGTTCAGTTCCTTCATAGCCTTGGAGTACTGCTGTTGCAGTGTTCCAGCAGCCTGGGGCGTCAGACGCAGCATTGGGATAGCGCGACTCATGCTGCATCCTCCTGATAGAAGGAATCCAACTCGGCGGCCATGCTCAAAGCGTGGTCGCGCAGAATGAGTGCTTGAGTTGCGTGGCCTTCCGATTTGATCGCTTGAAAGAAGTCGGCGGCGAGTTTGAGTTTTCCCGCGATGGCCGTCAGGATCTGACGGTCCTGGGGTTCCCTGATCAAAATCAGTTCGAGGCGTTCGCATCGGCGCGTGGCCTTTTCAAGAGCGGTAGCACTCGACGACTCGCCCTCCTCAATGCCCTCGATGTAGCCATTAGTGTGGCCATCGTCATAACCGTCAGCCCAGCCATCCTTCAAGCCGCCCCGATACCCGACCCAATACAAAATGGCGAGTGCGATTACGAAGGTGACCAGTGCGAAAACTTCAAAAAATGTCATGTGGTGTGCTCCTGTGGTGTCACTTAAGCTGGTGGTGGCAGCAGTGTTGAAACGGGTTATTCGTGATCAGGATCTGGTGGATCGGCCAGGCCACACATCAGCTTGGCTTGGTACGGCATGTAGCCTTCCTCGCGCAGATCGTCGTATAGGCGGTAGTCGGCGGCGAGATGGCTGCAGTGCCCGCAAAGTCGGTCGGGTGTTCTGTTCGCCGATAACTGTGCCCGGCAGTGTCGGCAATAGTCTTGAAGTGACATGTCAGTTTTCCTCCGAATCGCTATGAGGTCTCGGCATGGCCTGGTCCGCCTGGTAAGCACGAATATCGATCAGCGCCGCGACATGCCTGATGTGTGCATAACGCAGAGCTTTACCGCTGAGATCCAAGGTGGTCACCGGCAACTGAATCCGTCCGCTGTTGATTGCCTCGGTAAACGTCTTCTCGTTGATGTTTTTGAAGTAGTGCGCGTGCACCTTTTCCATGGGAATAAGCACATCGCCGAAGATGCGGTGCAGCATCTCGATGGTGGACGGATCTGGTGCGGGCAGCAGCCGGATTGGTTGCTGGCCGACGTTGGCGGTCATTTGGCCTCCAGGCTGGAGAGGTCATAGGCGTGGGCCCCCAGCTTGCAAAGGTCATAGGCGTTGTCTCGGAGAGAGCGCAGCACTTCCGCTGGGGAGTTGCCGTACCCCGAAAGAATGGTCTTGCCGTTGTCAAACCCATGAGGGTTGTGGATATAGACTGCAATTTTTGGGACTGCGCGATTAGACAGGCGGAACTCCGTGGTAACGGTGCTATTTGGATTCAGGGACACAACGTCCAACTGGTTTGCGAGTAGCAGTACAGCTGCATGCAGTTCTGGCAGGCTGGACAGCGTTGATGGGGGCGCATCAGCCGTTACCCCGGCAGCACTGCAAACCAAATGAGCGAAACCTTGGATCTGCTCTGGGGTTCGCTCGACGGCCTTTGTAGAAAGCAACTGGTTCAGCGCTTGATCAATCAGTTTGTGGTCCATGGCTTCTCTTCCTCTTGGGATGATTCCAGGCAATAAGGCAGTGTTTTTTCGTCAGATCGCGCAGGTGTTCCGGTACTTCGAGGAGCGCAGCATTGCGCTCCTCGCGTGTGCGCATGGCAACGATCTGGCGGGCGTACTCGCGCGGCCATGCTTCTGGCTGTCTCATTACGCGACTTCTCGCGGGTCAGGCACGGCGGGTGGGGCTGGGCGCTCAATACCGATCTGCCTGGCCAGCCAGGAAATGCCAATGTCCGTCACGCGCGTGGTGCGCTTGTATTGCATGCCATACTTCTCGTGAAACCAGCGACTCTCACGGGTGACCAAAAAGTCTTTGGTAGCGGCAGGGTTGGTTGGCAGGTTGTGTTGATCCAGCAGGCCTTTGTCGCGCATGCGTTTCATCAGCTCGCGGTGACCCAAACCAAGGCGTTCGGCTACGCGTTTGAGGGATAAGCTCACGGCGGCACCTCATGCGGCGGCTGCGAGGCTATTGCGGTAGCCCTGCAGGAATTGATTGAGGTTTTCAGCCAACATTGCGTAGGCGCGCTGGTTGTCGGCGGGCAGGGTGAGTAGGCAGCCGGCGTCGTCGTCGATTTCGAGCTTGGCGATATAGCCGCCGCGTGGGTTGCGCTGGATCTGGAGCGAGGGCTCCAGTTCGTCAGCGATCAGATGGTAAATGCCGCGCCCACGTCGGATAGCCAGACGTAGGGTGGCCTCTATATCGCTGACAGCTTCATGCTCATCTACGTCGGGCACCCCGGTAGGGCTGCGGCCGTTGGCGATACCTTCGATAAAGCTCGCAACGCGCGTGGCGTTGTTTTTGCGGTTCTTATCGAGGGTGACTGACGTATTGAGCGTCCCGCAGATGCGCACCATCACCGTGATGCCGGCGGTGCACTGTTCAATCTCGACCTGAGCCGCTACGGATTGGCAGCCATCACACGAATGCAGGGTGTGATTGAACGTGCCGCTAAGGTTTACCTGGGCCTGGAGGCGAATATAGGCGGCGGCGTTGAGAGATAGTCTGCTCATGCGGCACGCCCTCCATCGTCTGGATTGAAGGGGGGAGGGGTAGGGCTGGTGGTTGATTTGCGTTTGGTGGGAGCGAAGGCGCAGCCGTGGATTATGGCTAGGCGGCGCACCTCGAAAACGCGGCTTTCTGGGCACGTTGGGAGTACGTGCAAGGTTGCTGCTTGCATGGGAATTGCCTCACTCTGTGGTGGAAGAGTGAGGAGAAAATAACTTAGGTTTTAATTTGGCGCAATAACCTAGCGATTAATTTTTGGCGAGGAGTGAAGAATTTATAAGATTCAGGGTGGACCACCAAAAAATTCTACCGATTATTTGAATGCGCTGTTCCATCACCTCCTCGAACGAATAATCTTCGTCGGCGTATTCTTCGCGGTTGAAGCTTCTTAGGCGAATGCCACCGGGGATACGGTAGAGAAATTTGACCCTCAATAGACCGTCATGATCGAGCGCATAAATTTGCCCGTCGATGATCTTGGTCGTTCCCTTGTCAACGCCAAGCGTCGCGCGGTCAAGGATTAGTGGATGGTTAGAATTACCCGTATTCGTGGCGCACGCTGCGTTAGAGGGATCCACACCTGCTTTGCGCAATGTGTAGCTGGAAAACCAAACCTTGCGCCCTTCGTCAATCTGGACCGTTGATTTTCCAAGCCCTGAAGCTATCTCGACTTCCTTGTAAAGTGGCAAGGCGATCTCCCCTGCTTCCATTGGGGTTAAATCGTCCCATAGCGAAAGCTCCCCGAGAACAAAAGGGGAGCCGTCGTGTGGACGAAGCTTGTGGGTGGCTTCGTTGGTCGATTGCGAGCCAGGGGCGATACCCAGCTCAAGCCAATCCACGTCGACCTGAAGTGCTCGTGCTATTGCAGGTAGGAACCGACTTTTTTGGGACTTACCAGAGCTTATCTTCTGAATGCTTGCTTGTGTGCACCCAGCAGCTGTAGCTAAAGCCTCTTGGCTGAGGCTGCGCTGAGACATCGCATGATTTAGGCGATCTGCGAGGGTGGGTAGCTGAGTTTTATCTAAATAGTTCATGAATGCAGGTTATAACTCTGGTTATAAAAAGTCCAACAGCTAAAGTTGTTGACCGATTAATCTCAAGGTTATAATCTCTGCATCGTTTACTCATTTGAGGTCTTCTCATGACTACAAATTGCCTTGAACAAACTGGCCCGGTTGCCGGAACCGTTTCCGAAGGCCATGCCGCGCTTATGCGAGTTCTAGAGGTCTGTGGTAACAACCAATCTGAATTGGCTCGTCGCTGCAATGTTAAGCAGCCGCACGTTTGGAAGTGGCTTAAGACGGGGCGGGTGCCTACAGAGCGTGTTCATTCGGTTGCTCGGGCCTCGGAAGGCAAGGTTCAACCTCACGAGCTGCGCCCGGATCTACCAGACCTTTTCCCGGTACCTATTTTTCAAGCTGCTGCATAAGGCTTAGAAAAAAGGCGACCGAAAGGCCGCCCAGTTCCTCCCGGCAGACACCACCACAGTGCTGTCGGGTCGCGATAAAAGTCGGCGGGCACACCACATGCTAAACCGCCTCCTTTTACCGCGCTGCCAAGGCACGGATGCCTTGGGTTGCTGCCTCCTCCACCACAGATCAGGCAGCTGTTGCGCCAGAGGTGAGTGACGGATCGTTCGCCTCGGCACGGTGCCGGTTTTGATCTTGAGGATCTGACCGGCGTTTGGGCCCTTTCAAGCCACGCGGCAAATGTATCACTACTGCACGCCGCGCGGCACTGGCAACTTATAAGGATTAATGCCATGAGCCGAATCGCTCTGAGTTGCGTTGATCGAGCAACGCGGGAAATCCTGCCCCTCGATTTGGCGCTCTACCATGCCGCTCGGGATTATCCCGGTGGCGCAGCAGCAATAGCCGCCACCACTGGCCGCAATCCCACCACCCTTCAGCACAAGCTTTCTCCAACGCACCCCAGCCACTCCGTGAATATTCAGGAGTTCGGCGAAATTCTCGAACTGACTAAAGACCGCCGCATTCTTGATGCGGTGCATGCCTTAGTGGGTGACACAACCTGGCAAGAGCTGGCTGAGGCATACACCAACGACATGCCGGAAACCCTAACCACGGGAATTGCGGAGTATTTCAGGCGGGTAGCTGATCTGGCGGATACCTGGGCCAAAAGCATTGGCGACGGGGTTGTTAGTGACCACGAACTGGCCGAGATACACCTGCAGGTGTTCCGAGGTATTCAAGCGTTGTTAGGGATGTTGAACCGCGCCGCTTATGTTAACGAATCGACTCGAGGTGCGAGCCATGGGTGACATTGCGGACTTTGCCAATGACCTAGTGCAAGAGAGTCTGGATCAAGCGCTCGCCGCCCGAAACGCAGCGAAATCGCCATTTGTGAACCACTCATTTTTGCTCTGTGAAGCCTGTGATGACCCTATTCCTGAAGCTCGGCGCATAGCCCAGCAGGGTTGCACTCTCTGTATTGATTGCAAAAATTTAGATGATCTACGGCGCGCTCGCTATGCTCGATGAAGTCCTCGGTCAGTTTGCAGACTACGGCCTGGATCCCAAGCTACCTTTGGAGTTTGGCAAAATCACCCGTTGCAAGGCCGCACAGGACAAGGGCAAGGAGAAGAATGGGTGGTATGTCATTCATGAGTATAAAACCCAGAAAAATGAGACGTTAATCTTCGGTGCGTTTGGCGACTGGCGTTCCGGCGAAACCCAGAAAATTAAGGTCAAAGCCGGACGCATGAGCTCCGAGGAACGCGAGGTCATGCGCGCTCGTCAGGAGGAAGCCAAACTTCGAGCGGCGGAGATCGCGGCCAGTTCGGCGCGGCGCGCTGCCAGCCGTGCTGCGGGTCTGTTTAAACGTATGCCCGAGAAGGGCAAGAGTGCCTATCTGGACCGAAAGCAGATCGTCGGTTTCAAAGTTCGTTATGCACCGCGTACTGGCGCATTTTTAGTGCCTATGTGCAATGTGCGGGATCAGATCGTCGGCTTGCAAGTGATCTTCCCGGAAAAGCAAGAAGATACCGGGCGTGATAAAGCGTACTGGCCCTACGGCATGTCGAAAGAGGGCGCCTTCCACTTGATTGGCCCCCATCCTGAACCAGGGGAGCCTGTATTGGTGTGTGAGGGCTACGCCACGGGCGCTAGCCTGCATATGGCGACGTCGCTCACCGTCGCGATTGCCTTTGACGCAGGTAATTTGCTGCCAGTTTCCAAAGCAATGCGTGAGCGTTTTCCCGGTTGTCCCCTGATCGTTTGTCGCGATGATGACTGGAAGACCAAGCGACCCAATGGTGACCCCTGGAACCCAGGTGAAGAAAAGGCCAGTAACGCCGCTTTAATCGTTGGTGGCCAGGTAGTAGCGCCTGTCTTCTCCGTTGAACGTGAAATCAAATGGACCGACTTCAACGACCTGCATGTTGCCGAGGGATTGGAGGCCGTTCGCCGCCAGGTGTTGGCGGTGGTCAAACCACCTGCAGCAGGAGGATGGAAGGATCGATTGGCCCGTACTGAAAACGGCTCGCTCATCGCGCACATGCAAAATGTCGAACTCATTCTGGGCAATGACGAACGCTGGGCCGGAGTTATCGGTTACAGCGTATTCAGTTCCAAAATTGTCAAACTCCGATCCCCACCCTTTGGCGGCGGAGTCGGTGACTGGGCCGACATAGATGACATGCGAGTGATGAAGTGGCTCGCGCAGCAATACAACCTGAGAGTCAAGGCAACCCACGTGATCGAGGCCGTGAGCGTGGTCGCCCACGACCATTCTTTTCATCCGGTATGTGAATACTTGGAAAAGCTGGAGTGGGACCGCGTCCCTCGACTGGGGAGCTGGCTGACGGATGTGATGGGTGTTCTGCCAACTGAGTATTCGAGCAAGGTCGGCAAGCGCTGGCTCATCTCTGCGGTAGCACGGGTAATGCGGCCAGGCTGCAAAGCAGACTCTGTTTTGATCCTCGAGGGCGGTCAGGGCGAGGGCAAATCCACCGCCATCGGCATCCTCGGTGGTGAGTGGTTCATGGATACGCCATTCGCCCTGGGCGACAAAGACAGCTTTCAGGCTATTCGAGGTAAATGGTTAGTCGAGTTGGGGGAGTTAGACAGTTTCAATAAGGCCGAGAGTACCAAGGCCAAGCAATTTTTTTCAGCATCGACCGACACCTATCGCGAGAGTTATGGCCGAAGAACAAACGACGTGCCACGCCAGTGTGTGTTCGTGGGCACCACCAACCAAGAGGAATATCTCAAGGATGCTACAGGCAACCGCCGCTATTGGCCGGTGTTCTGCAATAAGGTCGACTTAGACACGCTGCGCGAGATCCGTGATCAATTGTGGGCCGAGGCGTTGGTTTGCTTTGAGGCCGGTGATATTTGGTGGGTAACGAGAGACGAGTCATGGATGTTTGCCGAGGCCCAGGACGAACGCTTTGTGGTGGATGAATGGGAGGGGCTGATTCTGACTTGGTTGGAAGAGTCGCAGATCGGCGAGACCGCCACCGGCAATGAGATTTTGAGCCAGGCCCTGAAGCTGGACTATGGCCACTGGGGCAAGCCCGAACAGATGCGAGTAGGGGCGATCATGCATCGTCTGGGGTGGCGGAAAAAGCGCATGCCGGCATTGGCGAAGAGCGGCGTGCGGCCATGGGCCTATCAGAAACCGGAAGGGTGGGGGCGCGCTTCAACGCTGCAGCAGACCTCGGTAGAGGAGCCATGCTTCGATGATTAAGCGAATCGATGAAATGCTCAAGATCTGGGCGCAGGATCTGCATCAACTTTCGACTGTTAGTGACCGTGGCTCGACCGGAGGCAACATAATTGCCACCTTGATGGCGTGTAAGGGTGAGTTGATACGTGGAACGCGAGGCAGTCGGGTGCTACTAGATGAGTCGGCTGATATAGAGCTAATTGTTCATAAGCACCTGCCACCTCGACTTGCGCTAGTGGTGCTGGAGCACTACTGCAACGATGAGAGCTTCCTTTCTCAAAAGCTAAAGCACTGTGCCTGTAGCTCACGGACTTATTACATGCGGTTGCATGAGGCTCACGAATTCATTCAGGGCATGCTGATGGGGAAGGCTGCATGAACCATGGCATTACTCCGCATGGCTTTGTCCTACTGTCCGGCCTTGTCCAACTGCCATTTAGCGCAGTCGGACAGGCGCACGCCGCGAGATTGCTGGGCTGTCCTACTGTCCAGCCTTTGCCCATCACATGTGCATATATGCGTAGCGTGCACGTAGTCGCGCCCATGGCGCGTACGCGTGTTTGAATTTTCTCTCTCTATACACGAGAGAAAAGTAAATAAAGTTGGACAGTAGGGCAGAGCCCCGAATTTAGGCGCTTGTAGCTGTCCTACTTAAGTGATGAATAGTAGGACAGGTAGGACAGCGTATTAGAAGCGATAGCCGAATTGATGCATTCACCCTGAGTTGTACCTGCGTTACACCCGCGTCTCACCCATATTGATCCATGGCGTTAAATATCCCTTGCTGCCAGTAAAATCCACCTGTAAAAAGTAGTCATCTTCGATAGGTGCGGCTGCAAAGAGCGGTACACACCACCACACAAAACCCGGCCCTGGCGCCGGGTTTTCGCGTTTATGAGGCCGGGAAATGACCAACGAACAGCAAGCGCTGGCAGAAATGCCGATCTGGTTAGTGATCGTCCTGGCCCTGGTGGGGGGGGTGTCGGGCGAGATGTGGCGAGCGGACAAGGAGGGTGCCCGGGGTTGGGCATTGATACGGCGGCTGGCCCTTCGGTCGGGCGCCTGCGTGGTGTGCGGGGTATCGGCGATCATGCTGCTGTACGCGGCGGGCATGTCGATCTGGACATCCGGCGCACTGGGATGCCTCACCGCAATGGCAGGGGCAGACGTTGCCATCGGGCTGTACGAGCGCTGGACTGCCAAGCGCCTGGGCCTCCAGGAGGCTGAAGCCAAGGGGGAGGCCGGACCTTAATCATCCAGGGGCAATGACCATGATGCGACTTGAGATGCGTGACAACATCGACAAGATCGTCAGGGAGATGCGTGGGCTCAGCAAGTCGAAGGTGCCAATAGCCGCTGCCAAAGCGCTGACCTTCACCGCCGAACGCGTCCAGGCAGCTGAGAAGGCCGAGATTGAGCGAGTGTTCGATAGGCCCACACGGTGGACGCTCAACTCGGTCTTCAAGCGCAGTGCCACGACCAGCCGCCTGTTTGCCCGTGTGTGGATCAAGGACGAAGCCAGCTCAGGCGTGCCCGCCTCCAAGTACCTGCCGGTCCACATTGACGGTGGCAACCGACCACACAAGCGATTTGAGAAAGCGCTGATCCACTACGGCTTGATGCCAGCGGACATGTACGCCGTCCCTGGTCGGCGCGCCAGGATGGATGGCAACGGCAATATCAGTCGCGGCCAGATCGTGCAGATCTTGTCCGCACTCGGAGCAGCTGAGCGGGTGTCGGGCTTCATGGCCAACCGCACTCAGCGCAGCCGGCGCCGTAACCGCAACGCACCGGACTATTTCGTGGGTCGACCTGGCAATGGCACCGGCCCTTTGGGTATCTGGCAGCGGATCGGCAGCGGGGCACGGCCCATCCTGATCTTCGTCAAGCGCCCGACGTATCGGCGGCGCTTTGACTTCTACGGGGTAGCCAATCGCGTCGCCGAGGCCGAGTTCGAGCCGCTGTTCCGGCGTGCCCTGGCACGGGAGATGGAGCGAGGCTGACCTCTCGTCGGCTTCGTGCATTTATCCTCAAAAAATGGCGATTTTTCAATGATTTGTCGGGGTTTTGGCTTGACAGGTCGACCTTCGACCCAAAATCAATGGGTCCTTCCAGGCAGCGGGGCCATCGGGGTAATTCGAACCCCGACTTTTTTGCAGATTCAACCCGACATAGGGGGTTCCGCTTCCCCTTGAGTAACAGGACCAGACCAATGCCGACCCAACTTGAAATCGCCGAGCACCTGGATATGAGTGAGCGGGCGGCGCGTGATGTGCTCAAGCGGTTGAACCTGGATTGGCAAGCCGTAAGCCTTGCCGATATTCGTACCGCCTATATCCGTGATTTGCGCGAAAAAGCCGCTGGGCGCGGGGGCAGCCAACTTGAACGGCTCAACAAGGCGCGCATTGATGACCTGGAAATGAAGGCGGCAAATGGGCGGCTGGTGTATCACGAAAAGTTGCGCACATTGATCCCGGCAGATGATGCTGAACAGGTGCTGGCCGATTGGGCCAGTTACGCCAATCTTGAATATCTGGGCTGTATTGAGCGACTCATACAGGACATCGACAACGTGCTGAAAGTCACGGTAGATCGAGCAGGGGTAAACAAAATTGTTGGACCTACACTCGAGCGAATTGCAGGCTATGCGCAAAACCTTGGCACGCAGCTTGTTGGCAGCAGCGACGAGGTTCAGCCCGCCGCGTGACATCCCGACGGCGCAGTATCTGAGCACCGAATTTCACTTGCCTGCTGAGGGGGCAGTGTTGCGCGGCCTATATGATTTCCAATACACACCTTACTTTCTTGGCGTTGCCGCTGCTCTGGACGATCCAAAAGTCCGTGAAGTGGATCTGATGAAAGCCGCACAGATCGGCTGGACCTGGTTCCTGATAGGCTTTCTTTTCAAAGTGATTCAGCACCTGCCGCGTCCGATCTTGGTCCTGTTTCCCAGGGAAAAAGATGGCAAAAACTTTCACGATGAAAAGATCTTCTTCGGCGTCAACGTCAACAAAAAAGTAGCGAAGTTGATGCCGGTCAATACCAGTAAAACCGCTGGCAACCGCTGGGACCACAAGAATTTTCCCGGCGGGTTTCTTAAATTGGTGGCATCGAACTCTCCCGGTAACGTCAAATCCACGTCATCGGTGGGTTTGTCAGTGGTGGAAGAACCGGACGACACCAGCGACGACGTTAAGGGGCAGGGGGATGCGGTCGCCCTGCTGGAGGAGCGCGGTAAGCGTTATCCCGGTTCAAAAATGTTGGTGGGTGGGACGCCTGCTATCAAGGGCGCGAGCAAGACCGAGGCGCGGTTGGCGCTTACCGACTGCCGGGTACTGCCGATCATCTGCCATGCCTGCGGCCAGGCTCACGTATTGGACTTTGCCCACATTCGGTGGCTCGATATTCCAGAGGAGGCACAGCCCCACGAGATTTACGGGCGTGCGGATCCGGAAACGGCTGGCTACGCCTGCCCGCACTGTGGCGATATTTGGGACGATTACCAGCGAAAAGAAAACATCCGCAACACGGTGTTCAATGCAATTGACGCGGGCGATCCTTATTGCGGTTGGGTGCCGACCAAACCTTTTTTCGGGCGCGCTGGATTCATTGAACTCAACGAACTCTACGCATGTTTGCCCGGTACCCACCTGGCCGAAATTGTTCGCGAGAAACTCAATGCTGAACATCGCGCATCTCTGGGCGATCTATCGGTATTGATCAAGTTCGTCAACCAGAAACAGGGCCGTGCCTACGAGTACAAATCCGATCTGCCTGAGGCAGATAAACTGGCTGAGCGAGCGGAGGATTACCCGGAGATGTTTGTGCCCACGGGCGGCTTGGTGATCACCGCCGGTGTTGACGTGCAGCACGATCGCCTGGCGGTGGTGATGCGGGCCTGGGGCCGAGGCGAGGAGTCCTGGCTGATCTACTGGGGCGAGATTTACGGCGAGGTGGTACTGCCTAACCAGGGCGTCTGGCTGGATCTGGAAAAGTTGCTGTTTGCGCCGATTCCACATGCCTGCGGTGCCAAACTGAGGGTGATGGCTACTTCGCTGGATACCTCGGACGGCACCATCACCCAAGACGCGGCGTATGCGTTCTGTCGTAAGCATCAGCGCAACGGTGTGATGGCGATCAAGGGCGCGAGCGAGCGTGGCGATACCCGTGCCGATGAACGAATGGAGATCTTCAGTGCGCCTCGGCAAGGTGTGGATACGGACAAAGAGCAAAAGGCCTCGAAGTACGGTCTGCGCCCTTACATTGTCGGTACCTCGCGGGCCAAGGATCTGTGGATTGAGGGCCGGCTGCCATTGACCGGTGACGGCCCTGGTCGGATGCACTTTTACAAAACGGTGCGCCCGGATTATTTCCGGCAAATCACCGCCGAAGTGAAGGCGCCCAGCCGGCGTCACCACTACCGCAAGGTCTGGCAGAAAAAGGCCGGCCAACCGAACGAAGGTACCGACTGCGAGACGTATGCGTTGCACGCGGCCCGCTCCCTGAAAACGCACTTGATGCGCGAGCATGACTGGGCTGGGCTCGATGCACAGATCCGGCAAGGTGCGTTGTTTGACCCGCCCGAGCCGGATCAATCCGAGCCAGATCCCGATTCCGAAACGGACGGGACCAGTCCGGCCCCCGCACCACCAGTCGAACCACCCGATCTCCCGCCCTCTGGCGGGAGAGTTGTTTCTGGGCGCCGTAGTGCAATGCGCGTGCTCTCCCAACGCAGGAATTAATTCATGGCTATCACCCTGGAACAAGCGCAGGGCCAGCTGCAAGCCTGGCTCGATGCGAGCATGAAGGTCAGCCAAAAGCAGAGCTATCGCATCGGCACCCGGCAATTGGAATACGCCGACCTTGCCGAAATCACCAAGACGATCGACTACTGGCAACAGCAAGTTGATCGCCTGGAGAGCGGTCGCACTCGGGGGATCGTCCTGCGTGGGATTACGCCGCGATGAGCCGCGCGCCGAAAGTGCCAGAGCCGACGCTGCTGGATAAGGCCATCACCTGGCTCAGCCCCGAGCGCGGCGCCAAGCGCATGCACGCCCGGTTGACCATGACTGCCTTGGGCGGTTACAGCGGCGCGTCGAAGTCCAAGCGCACGTTGAGCGCCTGGACCCCGACGGCAGGCAGTGCGGCAGCAGATCTGCTGCCCGACTTGCCCACGCTTCGCGAACGCTGCCGAGACCTTGAACGCAACAACCCCATCGGTGGTGGTGCGATCAATACGGTGACGACGAAAACGGTCGGCACCGGCCTGGCGCTTAAGTCAGTGGTCAATCGCTCGATTTTGGGCTGGGACGAAGACCAAGCCAGGGAGTGGCAGCGCAAAACCGAATCGCTGTTCAAGTCCTGGGCGGAAACCACCAGCTGCGACATCACCCGCGAGCAGAATTTCTATGGTCTGCAGGATCTGACCTGGCGATCTGTGCTGAGCAGCGGTGACGTCTTTACGTTGCTCACGCACAAAGAACAACCGGGTCAGCACTACTCGGCGTGCATCCAACTGATTGAGGCCGACCGGGTTTGTAACCCTAGCAATAAGGCGGACACGGAAGCCCTCACGGCCGGCATTGAGCGTGACGCCGATGGTGCACCGATCAAGGCTCACATTTTGCGCAGTCACCCGGGGGCACTCGGCGTCAAAGAGCGCGTCTGGGATGACCGCCCGTTCTTCAACGAGCGCGGCGGTCGGGTGCTGCTGCATGTGTACCGGCGTCGTCGGGTGGGCCAGCCACGCGGTGTGCCGTATTTGGCGCCGGTGATCGAGAAGCTCAAGCAGTTGGACCGTTACACCGATGCCGAGCTGGAAGCGGCGGTGGTGTCTGCGTTCTTCGCCGTGTTCATCAAGCCAGGGCAGAGCGGCAATCTGAGCCCTTTGGCATCGGCCGTTACTGGCAACACACCGGTAGGTGGCGATAAACCCGCCGGGCGCGACCAGGGCGGTTGGGATGGCTCACTCAGTGGCGGCATTGTCGCCGAGCTGGACGACGGTGCGTCGATCGATACCGCATCACCCGGTCGCCCGAACATGGCATTCGATCCGTTCGTACTCGCCATGCTTCGACAGATCGGCATGGCCCTGGAGCTGCCTTACGAGGTGCTGATTAAGCACTTTACCGCCAGTTACACCGCCGCACGTGCTGCGGTGATGGAGGCTTGGCAGTTCGTTCGCGGTTGCCGTGATTTCCTGGGCCAACATTTCTGCCAGCCCGTGTACGAGCATTGGCTTGAAGAGGCTGTGGCGCAGGGGGACATTGAGGCTCCCGGGTTTTTCGACCACCCGTTGCTGCGCTATGCGTACAGCGGGTCGCTATGGGTGGGTGATGGTCCTGGCACCGTTGATCCGCTCAAAGACATCAATGCCGCCGAAAAGCGCATCGATATTGGCGTCAGCACGCTCGCCAAGGAATCCATGCTTTACGACGGCAGCGACTGGGAAGAGAACCACGAACAGCGTGCGCTTGAAGTGAAGCGTAGGCGCGATGACGGCCTATCTGTCTCACCAATGGCTCGCCCCGAGGATGAGCCTGCGGCCAATCCTGATCTTCCTGAACGGACCTGACTATGAGCGACAACCCAATCGATGCACCTCCCGTGCACCGGGTGACGGCGTTCGACCTGGTATCACGCGAGCCCTGGGCCATCACCCCGGACATGCTGCAGACCATCACCGCCATCGCCCGCCGGGAGCATGAAGGCCCGGAAGCCTTGGAGGCCAGGCAGGGCAAACCCTTGCAGAACAGCCGCGCGGTGACTCAACGCGGCAATGTGGCGTTGCTGCCCGTCACCGGCCCGGTGTTCCGCTACGCCAACTTGTTTACGGCGCTGTCCGGTGCGACGTCGCTGGATGTGCTGGCCAAGGAGTTCACCACCGCCGTCGACGATCCGCGCACCGACACCATCATCCTGGTGATGGACACGCCGGGTGGGATTGCCAGCGGCATCGCTGAATTTGGCCAGATGATCCGCGCCTCGCCCAAGCGGGTGGTTGCGTATGTGTCCGGTAACGCGGCCAGCGCTGGCTACTGGATAGCTGCAGCAGCCCACGAAATCGTCATGAGCCGCACCGGCGCCGTGGGCTCCATCGGCACGGTGCTGACGGTGCGCAAAAGCGACGACGACGGCAGTTTCGAGATCGTCAGCAGCCAGAGCCCGAAAAAGCGCCCTGACTTCGGTACCGAGTCAGGGCGGGCAGTGGCCCAGGCGCATGTCGACCGGCTGACTGACATCTTTGTCGAGGACGTCGCCAATTACCGTGGCCTCAGTGTTGAAACCGTTTTGGCCGACTTCGGCCAGGGCGATATGCGGATTGGCTCCGATGCCGTGGCATTGGGCATGGCCGACCGTGAATCCACCCTTGAACAACTCATTGCCGAGTTCAACAGCAGTTCTTTTGGAGAAAAACCTATGTCCACCACCACCAGCAGTAACGCCCCCGCGCCGACTGCAGACAAACCCGTTATCAACCGCGAATACCTGGCCGCGAATCATGCCGAGCTGCTGGCCAGCCTGGAACATGACGCGCATGCCGCTGGTGCAGCTGCCGGCGCCCGCGCTGAGTGCGAACGCATCCAGGCGGTGGAAGCGGCCGCGCTGCCCGGGCATGAAGAGTTGATCGCCACGCTCAAGTTCGACGGCAAAACCAGCGGTGCCGAAGCGGCGGCGCAGGTCATCGGCGCCGAAAAAACCAAACGCGCCGGTGCGCTGGCCGACATTCGTGCCCAGGCGCCTGCGCCGGTGCCCAACGCGCTGACGCCACCGGCAGCCCCTGAGGCTGTGAAGGAGGATCCCGAGGCGCCGCTGGAGGAACGCGCCAAGGCGACCTGGGACGGCGACAAAGAGCTGCGGGCCGAGTTTGGCACCTTCGAGGCTTATCACGGCTACCGCAAGGCCACCGAGCGGGGCCTGGTCAAGGTCCTGAAAAAGTAAGTACCGGGTAACCCCTTTCCACCCATGGCTCTGGAGAATCCTATGCCTCTTACACTCGACACCCCCCGCGCTTATGAAATCGGGGACATCAACGATTTGTCGGTCGCGGCCGGTGTGCAGATTTTCGAAGGCTCGGCGGTTGGCATTGTCGCGGCCAACGGCCTTGCGCGACCTCTGGCGGCAGGCGACCTGTTCGTGGGCTTCGCCGATCGCGGCGTCGATAATCGAATCGGTGCCGCTGCAGCAGCGCGCGTGCGTCTTCGCGAAGTGGGCAAAGTTGAACTGCCCGTCACTGCGCTGGCGATCACCGACATCGGTAAGCCGGTGTATGCCAGCGACAGCGGCACGTTTCTGCTCACCGCCGCCGGGAACAGCCTGATCGGGCATGTTCACCGATTCGTGCGCACCGGCGTCGGCATCGTCAAGTTCACCGCCCAGGCCATCCCCATAGCGGCCTAACGCAACACTCAACCCGTTTTTCAGACTGTTTTTTCTGACCGTATCCTTCTTAAGGAGAATCACCCATGGGTGCTGAAGTACTTTCCAGCCGTGCCATCATCGGCATGTTTTACGAACTGCTCGAGCAGAATGTGGGGTCGAACTGGATCGACGCCGTGTCCAACCTGTTCGACTCCGACCAGGCCAAAGAAACCTATCCGTGGATCGGCATGGTGCCGACCTTGCGTGAGTGGATTGGTGGTCGCCACGCCAAGGGCTTTATCAGCGCTGATCTCGAAATCGAAAACCTGCATTTTGAGGCCACCCTCGAAGTGCTGGTCACCGAGCTGCGCCGCGACAAAACTGGACAGTTGCGCATCCGCCTGGGCGAGCTGGCCGACCGCACTAACGCGCACTGGGCACGACTGCTGTCGGTGCTGCTGCTCAACGGCGAAAGCCAGACCTGCTACGACGGCCAGTATTTTTTTGATACTGACCATGAAGAAGGTCAGAGCGGGATGCAGTCCAACAAGATCACCACCAAGATCTCCGAACTGCCGGCAAAGCTTCATGGTTCCCCCACTCACCCTAGCGTCGAGGAGTTTCAGCAGGCAGTTGCTCGGTCGGTCACCCAGTTGACCAGCCTGAAGGATGACCAAGGCGAACCTATCAACGAGCTCGCCCGCGAGTTTCTGGTGATGGTGCCGTTCAATCTGCTGAGCGTCGCGCAGGCGGCGCTCAGTGTCCCGCGCGGTACTGACATCAGCGAAATAGTGATGCCGGACAACGTGGTGGTTCGCGTGGTGGGCAACGTGCGCCTCAACGCCTGGCAGGACAAGTTCGTGACCTTCCGCACGGACGGTCGTTTGAAAGCGTTCATCCGCCAACAGGAAACCGACGTGGCCATGAAAGCCAAGGCCGAGGGCTCGGAGTACGAGTTCGACAACGATGCTCATCAGTATGGCGTCGACACCTGGCGCAACGTGGGTTTTGGGCGCTGGCAGTATGCCGTTCTTAACCAACTGGTGGCGTAAGCCTTTCGGCCTGACACCTCACTGAGGGCATTGATATGCCGAAATACCGCGTGGAACAGACGATCACCCTTTATGGGGGGGAACTGATCCTGAATGCGGCCCAGGCCAGTGCGCGTGCGCACAACCTGGAGCCGGTCGAAAACAAGAAGGGTCGCTACATCATTGTGTCGCCTGTTCAGTTCAAAGCGGGGGAGGTGATTGTGATTCCCGGCGAACCGGACAAGGCATTGGGGCAGCGGTTATCGAAACTGGACAAGGTCGTAGGAGAGCGTAATGCCGAATAAATCCTACACCGTGCTATCCGGCTCCTTTCGCGGGCCAGATGACAAACTGACCGGTCCGGGGGGCATGATCGAGTTGCCTGACGACGTGGCCGAGCGTTTTCGTCACCAGCTGGACGTGTTGGTGGCCGAGCCGCCACCGGCATCTCCCGCTGCGGGCGAGGGCGGACGCAAGCCCGTCAAGGTGAGCCCTGATGCTTGACGAAGATCTCAGGGGCTTCCTTGAGGACTTCGACGTTGGCGGGATGGTAGATGGTCAGCCGTTTCTGGCCGCGCGGGATATGCCGGACGAAATCCACGGCATGGGCGGCACCAACAGCCAGTCGACCGGCTACGAGATCCTGGTCATCACCGCCGAGGCCGAGCGCCTGGGCATCGACAATCCCAAACTGATCACCGTCGACGGCGTGAATTTTCGCGTTCGTGACCGCCGGATGATGGATGACGGCGCCTTTAGCCTGGCCTCCCTCACCAAGGTTTAACCCTCATGCCCTCGATTCAAGAACGCATCGTCGCAAAGGCGCAGGCGCTGATTCTGGCCGCCGGTACGTTGGCGGCAGACCGGGTATATCGGAGTCGCACTGAGGCGATCAAACGGGACATGACGCCGGCGATCGTGCTGCGCCCTGACCTTGAAACGTGTGAGCGCGAAAGCGCGGTCGTGGATCGCAACCAGTTCGAGCTGACGGTGGAAATCATCGCCCGGGAGGACACGATCACAGGTGCTGCCTGGGATCAGGTGGCTGACTTGGTCAAGGTGGCCGTGCATGCGGTCCTGATGGCAGAGGACGCCTTTGAAGAAGCGGATCGGGTGCAGCGCTTCTATATCGACTGGATCGAGGACGAAGGCGACAACACTGCCGGCAACTGCATGGTGCGTTACCGATTCACCTACCTGTGCAACACCGGCGACCTGACGGCCGGACCTAACTTTTACTGAGGAACACATTATGCAAATCGCATTCGGCAGCGGGTTGTTTTACGCCACTCCGCTGATGGACGCCTATGGCAACGCCATTTCCGCGCCGACCCCCATCCTGCTGGGCATCATGCAAGAAGCATCGGTGGACCTGTCGTTTGATTCCAAGGAACTGTTCGGCAGCGAGCAGTTTGCGGTCGACGCGGCGCGGGGCCAGGGCAAGCTGACTGGCAAGGCCAAGTCCGCACAGATCAGCCTGCTGCAGTGGAATCAGCTGGTATTCGGGCAGACCCTGACCAGCGGCCAGGTGTTAGTTCATCACTCCAAGGAGCCCACAGTGGTGCCGGGAGGGGGCACGATCACCGTGGAGCCTCCAGCGGGCGGGACGCTCTCTGGTGATCTTGGGGTACGGGGCGCCGGTGCGATCCCTTACGTAAGGGTACTGAGCGCGCCGACAGTTGGGCAGTACACCTTTGATGCCGCCACGCGGGAGTATGCATTTGCCGCTGCAGACGTGGCCAAGTCGGTGTTCATTGATTACCGCTACACCGTTACGACGGGTAAAAGCCTGTCGGTGAAAAACCTGCCCATGGGTGACATGCCTGTATTCCAGGGCGAGCTGGTCCTGAAATACAAGGGCAAGACTGTGTACGTGCGCGTGCCGAACTTTGTCAGCAACAAGCTGGGGATCGCCACCAAACAGGACGACTACACCATCCCGGACTTTGAATTCACCGGCTACGCGGATGAGTTCGGCGAGGTGTGCTATTGGAGTGCCAACGAATGACGGTCGTGAATGTCCCCGGCGTTTCGTTCCCGTTTCCAGGGAAAACGCTAGTCATCCCACCCCTGGCGCTGGGGGATCTGGAGCAACTGCTGGAGCGGATCAACGCGGTGATGGCCGGCAACATGGACCGGGACAGTATCGCGACGGTGATCGATGCCACCCATGCAGCACTGCGTCGGAACTATCCCGACATCGAGCGTGCAGAAGTGGCAGCGCTGCTGGACCTTCGCAATATGCGGGAGGCGTTGGATGCCGTCATGAGCGCCTCTGGCCTTGAAGTCACGGAGCCGGCACCGGGGGAAGGCCAGGCCCCTTCGACTGGGGCCAACTCTACGCTCACCTGATCGCCAGTACCGGGCAAAGCCCGGTCACGCTCCGGCGTGACTGGGACATGATCATGGTGGGCCATATGACGAACTACTGGCGCAATCATCCGCCGGTCCATGTCCTTGTAGCTGGCTACATGAATTTCAAACCAGCCGAGGAAGTCACGTGCACAAATGACCTTTATAGCAATTTGGCTGCAATAGCTGCGGACGTGCGAGATGAATTGCCAGAGCATTTAAGAAATGCACTGGATACTTTCTCCTTAGCTCAGTAGTTATGGCTCTACCTTGTTTAAATTGGTTGTATTTTTTTCGATTCTTGTACTACTTGTTTTGATGATGGATAGATTCTCGCAATAATACCGTTTATCCATGATTGCATTCGGACTTCGAGTAGCCATCCCAAGAGCAGTGCGCTAGGTAGAGCTAAAAGAAAAGAGATGAATGGCGAACTATTGCCGATCATTTTCTGTGCGATGTTAAGCAATGGTTGGTGTGTGAGATATATCGCGTAAGATATGGGGGCCAATATAATAAAGGGGCGCATAAGCCAACTGGGAATCTGTAGCTTTCTCTGTGAAATGGTTATCCCGAGGACTACGAATATTAGAGCTGCTAAATGATGGCGGAACTGCAAAATCGGATCTGTACCTAATTGCATTTCAATGTGTTTAGCTAGCTGTATCACTACCGGCAAGGACCAGAGCCCAGTCATTAGCGCAAGTCCTAATAGCA